CGATAAATGTTGTATCCAAACGCATTCGGCACGATATTCCATACCAGTGTGACAGACAAATTCCCGCCGGAAGGCGTGGCGCTTACCTCATTCGAGGCTGGCGTTTCCCCGCCAACTCCATCTAGTGCCGTGATCTTGTAGTAGTACGTGGTTCCAGAAGTCAGGCTTCCGCCCGACGATGGAGTCGCAGAAATAGCAAGCGGAGCACCTAGATGTTGGTCCAAAGCCTGTATCAACGCGAGGTAGTACGGATTCACTCCAGTAGGCTCGAACAGCGTTTCCGCCATGAATCGCCCAAGATTATTTTGCACCGCGCCGTTATAGGCGTTGATGACTCCCGAGCCATCGCAGGTAATCAACCCTCCGCGTAGCGTCAGAAGAAGATTTGATCCTCTGGCAATCGCACCTTTTGGCTGAGAGAGCGGCTGATTGGATGCGACTATCCCTTTTAAAAACGGACCAGTCGGAATAGATTGATAAGCCATGTCAATTAACTATCAATCCTCCAGCTAAAGTTTGCCCATAGACCGCTGGTTGGTTTGGAGGCCCAACCTGCCTTCTACGGACGATCCCCTTGTTTGCCTTCGCCCATGCCTGAATCTGCGTTTGCATGTCTTTATCGAACTGAGCCAGCGATTGCATGTCGTGTTCCACGATATTTGCCCGTCCTGAAATGTATTGAACCAAAAGCTGATCCCACCCGGAACTGATCGGCAAAACAAGAGTCGATTGTCCGGGAGAGTAGGTCTGTGACGATTGCCGCTTGCCCATCCATGCAATATTGCATTCCACAGCCACTTCACTAGGACTATGAGCTATGGCAGATGTGCCGCCCAATCCACGAATCAGGCCTGTTAACTGTGTCCCATTGATCGTGGCATAAGCCATGATCTCTGACCCGATGGATACAAATCCGAACGGCAGAACGAAGGAACAGGCCGTAAGGGTGCAAGTGGTATCCGTGGCTCCCATCGGACTTGCCAATGTTGTACTCTGTGATGTTCTGGCCGGCTGCGGGTAAACTTCCAGCACCATTTGATTGCCAATCACCGAAATGTGGGCGCTCGATAGAATCTGGCTGGTAATCGAGTTCCTGCGGAAGAAATAGCCAGGATCGCCGCCCAGCATCCAATAACCGTCATACCAGATTGAAGTGATCGAGTTCCATGTGGCCGGAATAAGATAAAGCGGCTGGTTGATAGTGCTTCCAATGGCCGAATAGTCCTGAAACCCGCCTGTGTTTCTGGCGATTAACTCCATGCCCGCATTGAGCCACCTGTAAATCGCTCCCGCCGAGATGAATCCTCCATCCGAATCCGGTAGCCATGCCGTGCCCCGCGTTGGGGGAGAACCTGCATTGACTGGCGGTGCAGAGATGGTGAATGGTGATGTGGTGGATTCAACGTACTGTGACTCCGTGCCCGATGACCCGTTAGTTTGTGTCAAATAGGCGCGAATCTTGGTTGCTCCTACCTGCAAGGCAGAAGTAATCTGGATACCCTGTCCCGCGCCCACGGTTTGCTGCGCCGATTCGGTTGATGCAAGAGTCTCACCCCACTGGTTCCATTGCGTGACTTCAACAAAATAGGTTCCCGCTGGCAATGTGGAAGCCACGTTCACCACGCCTACAACAGCCACAGGTGCGGGCAAGGATTGTGGCATATCAGGCACAGTTTCGCGGGCCTGCACCAAAACATCTCCAACCAGCGATCCGCTAAACAGTGCGATGGGAGTTGTAGCCAATTTTTAGCCCCTTAAACTGGTACGAGCCGAAACCGGAATCGTAATTCCGTTTCCGGCTCGTTGCCGACCAGTGGAGAAACCTGTTTGCCCTACTTCAAATTGCGCCAAATACCTCAATATCCATAGTGCAGCTCGGACCAGTGCCGCCGAGTGTGGGAATCACCTTTAAGCATTGAATCCCGCCATTGCCAGATGTGGCACTGGCCGAACCGATCAGATACCCTACTGCCCCGCCGCTGGTTGTCGATGGCGCCGTGTCAACAAGGATCGGATCGGTAATCACATCACACCAACTTGTCGAGGAAAGAGTCACGGCTGTCCCAAAGTTGTAATCGGCAACTACGACAGTGTTGGTTCCATCGTATGCCTGAATCTGCAATTTGGTCAGCGTAGGCGTGGTTCCACTGCCGTTGTACACCTTTACGCGCACTACCGCCATTGTGAGCGTGGGAACAAGCAATCCAGCCACGCTATTGCTGCTGGTGCCGGGAACGTAGTACGTGCTCCCTGAAGTGACCGTGATACCAGTAGCCTGCTGGATCGACTGCAATGATGTGAGTCCCTTTCCAGGGAACACACGCTGCGCTGATATGTTAATTGCCATTGTAAGGCTCCTTGTAAAATCTCTACTAACTCAAAGTAGTTAATGCGATCTGACCTATCGGCCTATTACACCCGAGCTGCGCGATGAGATGAATGCGCGACGTAATCACGTCCTGATTGCTTGGCATAATCCACGGTGTCATGCGGAAGTAGCTTCCCATGTTGTAAATCATCCAGATGTACTTCGTGTTCAGCAGGTAGCCAGTTCCCGCCGCGAAATGCTGATCGGCCAGAACCACCGCATTCTTGAAGCGCATGTGATACCGGAACGATGTCTGAATCGGAGCCGTATCCGCGTAATTGTCGCTGGCGCGAATGATGGTTGTCGAAGCAGACGAACTGGAGTTCTGAGTGAATGCGGACTCAAAGTTGGCGAAGTCGGTGTTGTTCAGAATCAGCAGGTTTGGCTCATCGTAGCCGTATGTCGCTTGGAAGTACGGAATCAGCAACTTTGCCGGGGTCAAGTGGCCGCCAATCGCTGAGTTCGCTTGCGGCTGCCAGAACGTGTTGGTCGAGCGGTTGATTCCCGCAACGGTGTTGGTGGTCTGATAGACCCAGGCATTGAGCGAATCAAGGTCGGTAGCCGAGTTGAATGGCGAGTTGCCCGCCACTGCCTCGGCCAGCATGTCCAGCATCGAGCCGGCCGCAGCCTGCACGTAGGTCTTTACCAGATCGAGGCCCACAGGACCGCCGCGCCCAATCACAATATCCATCACGGGCAAGGTGGTAGCTTGGAAATAGCCGCGCCACACCTGATCGGCGGGTTGGATGGCGTCAATCGCGCTCGTCGGCAAAAGCTGGTCGCCCCAATAGCTGCCGCGAGTCGTGATCTTCGTGGTCAGCAAGGGATAGACGATTTCCGCCCCGGCATTATATTTCTTGGCGTACTGGTTCAAGAAAGAGAACGTCGGGCTGGGCTGAAATACCAGGTCCGCGACCTTCGGGAAGATCATTTTTTGCGCGATGGAATTCAGCGTATTAACCAGCAACGCGCTAGGTTGATTGACTCCAGTTCCGGTTGTAAAGGCCATTTAACTACTCCTTATTAGCCCGCGATCGCTCGCGTGCATTCTTCATCGACTATCGAAATTTGACTCCGTAGCCGCATTGATTCATGCGGACAATATCCGTAATGCCCAATAGAAAAGTTGCAATTGATGCAAAGCAATCGGTACTTATCTTTCGGCCAACCAAGACGCCTAAGTTTTCTATATAAATCAGCGCCTTTTCTATCTTCTTTGCGATTCTGACCATTGATGTGATCGCAGGTAAGAAATTCAAATGCAGTTTCTCCGCAACAAGAGCACTTTCCACCATAGGCTTCGATAAATTGTTCTTTATACATACGGACATAGTTTGGTCGCTTGAGGCGCTCAGTTTCCTTAAATTCACGCACTTTGTCTGGATTGGATTTTCTCCAATCCCTTGCGACCTGCCGGTATTTGTCAGCATGTTCCGCATAATACTTTTGGCTCCCTGCGTTTTCCGTTTCCTTGTGAGTCAAGTACCAGTTTTTGTTGTACTCCCGCCGATCTCTTTTCTTCTGCATCGGCGTTACGCTATGTTCATTTGCTCGATCATTGCCCTAAGTTCGGGGTCTTTGATTGCATCCCCATACAAATCTCCAAGCACATCCGTATCGGGAGTGATCTTGCGCGGCTGTCCCGATTGAATGGATTGGCCCATGCCAGAAACTCCCGGAGCGGTGACGCGAGCCGCCATTGCTTCCATGCGGCCTTCCTCGCGTCCTTTTTCCAAAGCTTCCTGTTTCAATTGTTCCAGGCGGTCGCCTTCCGACATCTTGTTCCATGCTTCACGGATCGAGGGAAGGCCATCAGAATCCACAATCTTGTTCTGTTGGGCGTATGTCAGAATTTCATCCCGTGTGGGTTTCTTTTCGCGCTTGCCGAAGTTCAGGCCATCGTATTCCCGTTGCCATTCGCGCTTCATAAACAGGCTGGCAGCTTGCCCGAGAGTGGTTTGCTGGTTCTTTATCAGGGTTTCAAGTTCCTGAATCTTCTTGTCGCGGGATTCCAATTGCGTCTTTACTGGAGCCAACCACGGATCTGAAAGCGGGTCAGCATTAGGATCAGGCTGGCGAGTCGTTGCTGTCTTGCGGGCTTCTTCTGCGGCCTGATACGCCGCTTGCGCCTTCTGCGCCAAGTCCACGATGTTCTGCTGGCGGGTATTGAGTTCGGTTTCCTTGGCTTCGACTCCCTTGAGACGTTCTGATAGTGTTTGCCGTTCGGAGGCATTCAACTGACGAAGCGAGCCAAGTGGAATCTGCTGATCCCCGATAGTGATGGGGGTATTGTCAGGAGATTCCGTAGCCTGTTCGAGAAACTTTTTAATCTGATCTACGCTCATAAACTATTTTCTCCTTTTAAGTTGTTGCGCCCTGGTCGGCACCGGGCACTACACCCTGACTTACAGGGCTGAAACTGATCGGCGGTTGCTGGCTTCCATCCTCACTGCCCTTCCCTACCACTTCTCCTACATTACTCGCGCTCTGCGCTTCCTTGATCGCCCTGCTCAATGCTTTCATCGTCGCGCTGATCTGATTCGCCACATTCGGGAGAGTTTGAAACGTCTTTACGAACAGCACGCCAAGCATTTGATTGCAGGATTCCAATTGACGCAAGATCATCGAAGGGTCGGCACCTTGCAGCGCCGCCGACTGTTGAGAGAAATCCTGTCCAGGATTCGTTGACGCCCTGTTGGACAATGCTCCCATGATGGTGGAAAGCATCCCTGCGCCTTGCGGCGGGGCACCTCCACCTTGTAACGGATTGGTCGGAGTAGCCAAGCATTAGTCCTTGCTCGCGGGACCGATATTCCGCTGCTTCGCTTCTTTCGGAAGAACACCCATCGGATCGTTCGCTTCGGTTATTTCCGCAACTCCGCCGTAATTGATTGGGCCTTCTGCGGAACCCTTGGGCGGCTGCGTCTGATACGGAGTTTCAAAGTTGCTGAATGAATCTTTTGCCATAACTATCTCCTTTTTCCTCTGCCGTTGGTCATCAGTCCCAACGTGTCTATCGGCATTTGTTCATACAGCCGTTCGCCATAGTCGGCATCGCCGGCCATAATCTCTTCGTTGAACGGTGTTTCCATGTTTGAATCTTCAGTCACACGGATATTCCGGTTGATCTGTTCGGTGTCGATTCGGTTGTCTCTGCCGTTTGCCATTGCCCTCTCCCATGAGAAAGGTGGAGTCCCATTCCCGAGCACTCCACCTCCCAACAGTGCCTTCCGCGCAATTACTTACTTCCGACGGCTCTTGCGGCCTTTGTGTCGCGCCATGTGGTTGACTTCCTTTCTTTTCCAGGGCACCCGCTTTCACGGGGAGTCTCCCTGGATATAGGTTTACGAAACTAGTAGCGTGCCGCTTTCCGGTGATGCGGATGACGGCCTGCCTGCTTCGTATTCATGGTTGCGTGTTTTTTGCCTCGCGCCATAAACTCTCCTAATTCGTCAAAGCCTTGGATTCGCCGCATTCGGCAATTGCGCCTTCGGCTTCGAGCTTCAAATTCTCAAACCACAAATCTTCGCCCATCTCGATTCGATCTTTTTTCAGCGACCAAAAGGGGGGCGAAACTTTTCCATCCACGGCGAATTGCACCAAATAAACAGGAGTTGTATAACTCGGGTGAGTATGTTCGCTGAGATGAATTAACTCGTATTTCTTCTGCACGATGCGAGAATGGACGTACCTGCAGGGGCTTTACAAGGGGCTATGTACGGAATGTTCAGTTTGTGCGGGAGAGCAGCCAGCGGCCTTTGGGGTCTTTCATAACACGAAAACCGAGATGTAAGATGAATCCTTCAGCCGCCCAACGCTTAATCGTGTTGGGATGCTTTGAATACTCCTTGGCAACTTCGCTGACAGGAACCCATTTTGTCTGCGGTTCGCTCATCGAGGTTTCTTCAACTTACTGAGGGCGGCAAGCTCCATTTGATGCTGTCCTTCCTCTGCTATTTGTTCGGCGTTCGGAATATTCAACGATTCCAGCACGAATTTCGCTGGCAAAATTCCAGACTTTGATAAATTCAATGCGAGCGTTTGAATCATCTTGGAAGAAACCGCTTGCAGTGAGAGTTCGTCCATCTCCAAATCGGCATCCGCGCCTTCCGGCAACGGACTCCAAATCGCAGCCTTCCGTTTCCCACGTTCCGGCTGCATCACATCCTGAATCCGCTTGAATCGCGCCATCGTATAGAAAACCATGCGGGCAAGACGCTGATATTGCTCTGCCAGTAGACGCGCTTTCATACGAACGAATGTCTGTCCCTGAAACACAGCCGCATCAAACAATTCCGGGGAAATGTTTCCGCTGCCGGCCTGTCCTTGACGTTCCGGCGTGGTTCCTGAATACCGCGCCACTTTTTGCAGCAGCAGTTCCGGTATCTGCGTCATGTGCTGCGGAATCTGCGTAGGGCTGCTCATGGTCGGCGGCTTATCTCCATCGTACACTTGCACTTCTCCAGGCAGCCCGCCATAGTCATCAATGTCGATGTTCGAGTCTTTCGGTATCCAGCATTGCACGTTGTTCGTGCGAATCATGTTTTCGATGAGTTGCGTGTACATCCGTTCGGCTATGTCTTGCGGGGATTTGACGTACCGGATGGGCGGTGGTCCGTAAAGACTGTCCAGATGAGGCATACTCCAGACACCGACAAAAGGAAAAGTCCCAAAATCATCTTCAGGCAAACGAGGAATGAAGTTTGGACCATCGGCCAATGTAATGCCATTGCATTCAACAATGAAACGTCCATTCGGGAACCTCCACTTCGTTTTTGGGACTACCGCAAGTTCAAATCCCTCACCCGCCTTGATTCCGGCAATTTCTTCGATGCGTTCCTTGGCGTAATCCTTAATCCAAGCATACCGAATACGAACGCGAGGACCATTGCGCTGATGCTCAAAGCCTTCAGGAGCGTCCACTCGAAGCGGTCCCGGCGGCAACTCCATCGAGAGATCGAATCGGCTTCCCTCCATCTCGTTCTCTTCGTAGTCGTCATACCCGCCGCCGATCTTGACGTACTTGCCTTTCTCGGGAAACATTCTGCGTATTTCGTCCACGTAGAAATACCGTTCGCTGACCACGTAGGCCCAGTCACGGTCATTCTTGGCGTGCGGATCGGGAAACACTGTAGAAGGGTCAACCGCGTTCAGCCATACCATGCCCTTGCCGCTACGAGCGTCAGGGTTGTAGCCCATTTGCAGCCATGAGGGATTGCAATACTGGCTCCAGAGCACGGCATCGAAGATTCGGTTGTTGAACATTCCCAAACGCCACGCCGCATTGAAGGCTTTTTCCCGCTGCTCGTCGGACTTGCCATTCACGGAAATGTAGGTCTTTGGAGTGTCGTTAGTTAAATCCGTCGCTTCACACATCATCAGAAATTGCGCTTCAGGGAAGATGACGCGAGGACGAAATGAAGGAGTGGCCGTCGAAGGATAGTAGTTTAGGTTGTGATACCCGATCATTTCCTCGACGTGGTTGGGGCCTTGCTTCTGCTCCCGTTCTGTCTTACTCATCCGCTGCAATTCGTCTAGTTGCTTGGA